GCCCACCGGGGAAGGGTGACCTTGCGGCCCAGAAGGTGCAGGTTGTTCTTGGCCACGATGGTCACCGTGCCCTGCACCCGGTCCACGGTGTAGGAGTCGATCCAGCCAGTGAACCTCCGGGTCTCAATCCGACCGGCCTCCGTCTCCGTCTGGTTGACGAGGCGCACGGCGGCACCCTCCAACGTCAGTCCGTGGTAGGGACTGTTCCGGTTCCACGGGCTGAACAGTCGCCAGAGCGGTTCCTCACCCTGAACCGACAGATCGTAGTAGGTCCCGGAGAAGGTGGCCGTTAGCACGGTGCTGCTGTACGTCGGCCGCCCGGTCACCTCGTCCGGCAACCCGCCACTCACGTCGTCCTGGCACGTGACGTTGATCAACTCATCGGACGTGATCTTGGTACCGGGGTTCAGGCCACCCCAGCTATCGACCTTTAGCCAGTCGATCAGGAGGACGGGGCGAATGAACCGCTCTTGCCCGGCGGCCAGGGACGAGTCAAGGTTGGTGTCCGTGAACTGGAGCATGGGTTGCGCCCCTTCCGGTCAGAGTTCGATCATGGTCATAGTTGCCGTGCGTGCGGGCCAAAGTGTGTCGGTGTACGAGAGGTCAGTAACGTTGATCACCGGGACACCCTTACCCAGAGTCCAGGCGGTCCGGGTGTTGCCCTCTTCAAGTTGCATGGCAGCGATGTTCAACGTTGCGCCGTCGGCCACGCTGATCGTCGGAACGACCTGCGGCCACCCGGTCGGCACGACGATCTGGGTACTGGCCCAGGCCCACGTGGTGCTGGTGAGCTGGACGTTGGTGGTCGCAGGCTGACTGGTGTTGTCGCCGTCGGCCCTCCGCCACCCGAACGTCAGAAGGTTCTCGGCCGGGTTCGTCCCGGTCACCATGCGCCGATACAGCACGGACAGGGTGTACGTGCGCCCCTCGATCAGAGGAACGCGGGACCAGGCCGTCCCGATGGACGGGTTGGGGTCGCCCTCCGGGTAGACGTACTCGTACCCGCCCCCGCCGACGTTGATCAGTTCGGTGTACCACGGTAGGCGGGGCGACAGGGGGTACAGGGCGTCCTGGTCCGGCCGCAAGACGGGCTGTGTGGCGACATCCACGAGGCCTGACAATGGGAAGTACGGTTCGACGATTTCCCTCGACCGGTGGACGGACTGAGCGGACGAGGCGCACGCGGAGAGCATGTTCTTCCGGTGCGGGAGGATCAGGCGAATGGGCAGCTTCCGACGACGGAGGACCGTGTACAACTGGTCCAACAGGGAAGCATCGGTGTCAGATATATCCTCGGCCGACCAAGAGAACTCGAACCGTGCGCCTTGGTTGTCCAGAGTGACGGCACCGGAGATGCCCCTTTTCATCGCACCGAACTTGACCAGGTGCTCCGTGAATCCGCCGTTCTCCGGAATTTGCAGGGCGAACATTTGACCCGCTGCCCCGATCATGATCTCATCTTGTGCCATATGAACTCCAATCAGGGGCCCGGCCGCCCGTGAATGGGCGGCCGGGCTAGCGGGTTATCGGCGGTCGTACCGCAGGCCACCTTGGGCGGCAACCTTGAACACGCCGTTCTGGTCGATCGTGAACGTGGCCTCCGCCAGTCCTTCACGGACCGCATCGGCAACCCCGTCACGGGCGGCCCCGGCGTCCACCTTCAGAGCGTGGTTCACCGATCCGTCAACCATCGTGCCCATGTCCGAATCGAAACTGGACAGAGGGGCCTGGGCAGCGACCATCATGTCCTCAACTTCACGCTGAGCCATGTAGGCATTCTGCCGGATTCCCTTGGCGAAGTCCTCGGCCAACGCGCGACCAGACCAGACGGTGTACCCCTTTCCGGAGAACGCGCCTTCCTTGGCTGGGCTGAACGGGAACAGGCCGCGAAGGGTGTCCATCAGACCACCAACGATGGCCTTTGCCTCTGCGAACTTCCGCTTGATACCGTCGATGAATCCGCCGATCAACGCCTTTCCAGCCTCGATCAACAGGTTACCGAGGCCACTGAACACGTTGCCCGGGAGGTCGTCCAACCACTTACGGATCTTGCCGGACCATTCGCCCGTGCCATCTCCGAACAGGGAAGTGACAGCCTTGATCGCCAATTCAATCGGGACCTTGACGACGTTAATCAGGGTGTCGAGCACTCCGCCGATTCCCTTCACAACGCCGGCCACCATTTCACCCGCGCCACGGAAGGCCCGATCCCAGTCCCCCGTCAGGAGGCCCACGACCACGTCCACCGTACCCTTGACCCACAGTGCGATTCCCTCGAAGATCGGCTTGATACCGTCAATGAAATCGACCACGGCGTCCTTCACATCCCCGAACACCGGGATCAACCGGTCCACGAGAATGCTGATGAACGGGGTGACGTCGCGCACGAGGCCGACCCACATTTCCGTCAGGTCCAGGAGCATCGGAATCAACTCGGGAAGGATCTCCATCAGCCGGGGCAGCGCCTCCGCGACCAACTTGGCCAGTTCGGGCAGCAACGGAATGATGGCGTCCAGGACATCCACGAACGCCTGAACGAGATCGGGCAGTAGTGGCACGATTGCTTCGAGCGCCGTGAGCATTCCCTCACCGAGCACCCGGGCCACTTCGATCAACGTCGGGATGGCGTCCGAGATTGCCCCGGCGAATAGCTCTCCCATCTTCGTCAACGCTTCGAGGAACTTCGGAAGGATGGGCATCAGTGCTTCGAGCGCACCGAGCACCACGCCGCCGATTGCCTCGGCCAGTTCCAGGAGGATCGGGGCCAATGCCTCAATCCCACCAGACAGGATCTTGCCGAACACCTGGACCAACGCGATGAACGGCGGAACCAGTTCCTCAATCACGGGGGCCAGTGCAATGATCACGTCGGCCAGGACGTTGCCGAACTGGTAGGCAATCGTCCCGATCAACGGAGCGAGTGCGGCCAGTGCACGGCCCAACGGTTCAATGGCCGGCTTCAACGCGTTGAACGCCAACCCGATCGCCGGGCCCAACTTCAACAGGGCCGGTCCGATGAACTCGGCAACCACCCGGGCAATCTCACTGATCAGCGGAAGGAGACCCTTCATCACACTGCCGATCGCCGTGAAGATGTCTTCGAGCAACTTCGACCCTTGGGCCGAGTTGAAGAAGTCATCCATTGCCCCGGTGATATTGTCCAGAATCACCAGGAGGCCGCCACCAGTATTCGCCCCCGCTTGGAACACGGACTCGATGATCCCGGCCACATTCCCGATAATCCGGAAGAGGGCCTGGAACTGGTCGATAGCCTGGTTGATCAGGTCCCGCAGTTCGCCGGTCTCCCGAACTCGAGAGGCCCAGTCCGCGAATCGCTGGGCAGCCTCTTCGAATCCACCCGTGAGACCAGGCAGCATGGACGAGGCGACGGTGCCGATATCCCGGAAGCCTTCGAGAATAGGGACGATGCCCTTGCGAATGTTCGCCAGTGCGCCTTCCGTCCCCTGGAAACTGATCTTCAGATCCTCGAACGTCCGGTCCGACTTTGCGAACGCAATCACATCGGAGGCCATCCCGTTGAAGACCTTCGCGATTCCTTCCAACGGGGCGCGAAGCTTCGGCAACAGGGTGGACCCGAGGTCGCGCACCTGATCCGACAGCCCGGCGAACAGGGCTTCCTGGACGCCAAGCTGAAGTTCCTCGAACGCCGGGCGGAGGTCACGGAGGGCCCGTGCCGTTTCCCGGGCGGCCGGGGCCAACTTGGCAATAGCCTCTTCGAACTTCTCGGGGTCGTCCATCTGGCTCAGGGCGTCCGAGAACCCCTTGAGCCCCAGCTTCAGGACACCGATCGCCGTCGCGCCAGCCAGCAGCACACCGGGCAACAGGGCCATGATCGGGATCATCTGGGAGATGGACGTCACGAGGGCCGCGCCACCGGTCGTTGCGGCGAACAGGGCCGTCGACATCGCGCCCAACTTGAGCGTGGTCGCCCCGATCGAGCTGCCCAACTTGAGGGCCGAGACACCAAGACGGACGAGAGATCCGCCACCCTTGTCCGAGGACTCGGTGACCTTCCGCGTTTCCGTGTTCATCTTGGCCAACGCGCGTTCGGCCGCCTTGGTGTCCAGGTCCAACTTGGACGTGATATCGAAGTTCCGGGACTTCACGTAATCCTGGAACGCGGCAATCTGTACCTTGGCCTTCTCGGTATTGATACTACCGATCTCGATATCAATGGCAATCTTGGTATCGATCTTCCGGATTTCCTTTTCGAGGGTCGCCCGGAAGCCACGCATTTCCGGCAGAATGCGCACGCCAATGCTGTCGACGATTTCGATGACCGATCACCTACTTCTTTGCTAGTCGATCTTGATCTGTGGGACCTTACCGGTGGCACTGATTGAACGGACGATCGGAAGGAAGGATCCCTTGGGGGCCTTCTTCTTGATGTTCCGACCCGGCCAATCGATCGGGCGGGGAGCCGTGAGCTTGGCGTTTTTACCGGAATTCGCCTTGATGAAATTGAACCCGTTCAACTGGACCTGTTCGAACAACATGGTCCGGATGATTCGATCCCAGGTCCAACCCAGGTATTCCCGGCCGCCCTTCAACGAGGCGTGCAGAGGGCTGTCGTCCGGCAACCAGAGGATCAGGTCCACCAGCTCTGACGGGGTGTGCGACTCATACAGACAGGTCAACAGATCGAGTCCGTAGATTTGCCGCAGACTGGCCGCCAGAGCCGGACCGTGATCATTCCGGAGCCGGACGATCAGTTTCCCTCGGGGGCCTCGGTAGCCGCCTGGTACTCCTTGAAGAACTCGGTGACGATCGCCAGGTCGGCCGGGCGGATCCACGAACGGAGAGCCTGGGGCTTGTCCGCCAGGATTGCCAACATGTCGACCAGGAGCTTCTTCAGCTCGGACGGCCGGGTCGGCGTCTCCTTGTTCTCCTGGTACTCCTTGAGCGTGGTCTGTGCGTTCTCCAGGCGGTCGGTCTCGGCGTCCGACAGACGGAGGGCCGGGCGGAGGGTGAACAACGTCGTGCCGTCCTCGTCCTCGACGACCAGACCCTTGTGCGCCTCGTTGGCCTTGGCCTGGAAATGCGAAAGCGTGTAACCCATGTGAATGCAACTCCTTTGCAATTGGCCTGACTGCCTGATGGAAGACGGCCCGTCCACTCAGGCAAATGGACGGGCCGTCTGGTCTAGAAGGTGCAGTGGCACACAGGCGGCCGACAGTCGCTCTCGTGACACTTGGACATCAGTTCGACGGGACTCAGGAGGTGGCCCTCACAGCCGAAGACCATCGTGTCGGCCTCAGTGATGTGCGCCGGGAGGTCCCCGGAATCCTTGAACGCCTGGACCTCTTCCGGAGTGCACCAGCGGGTCCACGCCCTGTACGAGGGCTCCGAACAGTCAGGAGCCGAACACTGGCTCACGGGATGTCCAGGAGGGTTTCGCTGAGCCACTTGAACTTCGGCACCGACAGCGGGGTGGCCGAGTCCAGGATGGTCGCGCGGAGGGGGAGCAGGAGCGCGTTCTCCACGTCCTCGGTCGACAGGGCGTCGGCCCCGATGATGTCGGCACGAGGGGCGTAGAAACCGACCCAGTTCCCGCCGTCGTTGAACGTGAACAGGATGGCCCGGCGGGTCGGCACACCGTCGTCGGCGGCCATCACGTCGAACACACCGTCCGCCACGCCGCCCGTGCCGCCGTAGTACAGGGCCAGGCAGTTCCGGGTGAACTGGGACAGAGAGAAGGGGATCGTCCGGCCGACCTTGCTGACGGACGTACGGATGGCCTTCTTGGACATCGAGCCCTTGACGGTGACCTCTCCGCCCTCGAACTCGAAGTTCGGCATTCCGGTGCCGTCGTCCAGACCGAGGTGACCTTCGAGGGTCCAGGCGACGGCCGGGGCAGCCAGGGCCGTGTTGGTAGCAGCAGGGGCCACCGTGTCCTGGGCAGCCGTGTAAAAGAACGCGGTACCCGGGATCGTGTAGCCCGCATCGACTAGTGCCATGTTTCACTTCCTTCGTGATTACGGGATTACCGGGACCGGTATCCGATTGTGTAGGTGGCCGAACATCTCTTGACTTCGGCCGGCATTCCGGAGATGGCCTGGACGTAGGGGCGAACCTCGGTCCGGGGCCGTCGCGCGTGACCGTCCGCGTAGACCGTCTGGTTGAAGGCGGCCATGTAGATTGCCCTCTGGATGGTCTGAGCGAACACGAGGGGCGAAATGGGATTCGTTCGATGGGTGAACGAAATCACCTCGAACCGCACGTTGGTCTGAAGGAGGAACGACGGGGTCGAACCGCCCTGATCCTGAACCAAGACGAACTCGGTATTCGAGTCGACCTTGGTAAATTCACTGTGCCTCTGTGGATCGGAGGTCACGATGGCCGACGGAATGGCGGCCTGGATCAACGCGACGACGTACGCCAGAGGGTCGCCGAAAGTGGGAATCGCCATCAGTCCCCCTCACTCTTGTTCGACGTGGGCAGGATGTTCAGACCCTTGACCCACTTGCCCCAGGCGTAATGGCCAAACTGAATGGACATCGGGGCACCGTCCTTTGTTCGGCTGAACAGGGTGATGATCCGGGTATGCCGGTCGTGGATGACCTCGACCCCGTGATCTCCCGACTTTCGGTGAGCGGCCAACCGGGCACGAGACTCGCCCTCCAACTGCCGTGTGACCTGGGTCACCTTACGTTGGACGCCGGAGAGATTCAGGATCGTCCGGTTGAACTTCTTCACACCACCCAGACGAGGGATCAACGGGGGCATGGGTCACGTCCAATGATCGTCGTTGAAACCGTCTTCGCACGAATCGACGTTGGTCCACCCGGCGTTCAGGCCCAGGACGTTCGGGTCCAACAGGAGGAAGTCCTCGAACGGGCTGGGGTACGGATTGACGACCCCGAACTCATGGAGACCGAGTCGACGCCACTCTTCAGTCCGGACTGAAATGAACCCGGGCCGCCCGTCCGCCATTTCCACGATCGTCCCGGGGGCCGGGCTGACGGTGTCGATGCGGTTGTGCAGACCGAGGGCACGGAACACGATGTCGCATTCGATGCCGATGACGTTCTGCTTGAACACGAGGTCCAGACCCGCCTGAACCAGAAGGTCAGAGATCCGGACCATGATGGCCGCTTCGGCGTCTTCCAACCGGGCGACGATCGCCGTTGCCTCGTCAGGAAGTGGAGTTCGACCGAGGCGTGCGGTTGCGTCGGCCAGCGTTGCGAGAGCCACCGGTCTCCCCTTCCTCGTCCACCAGTTCCCAGGTGCCACGTGCGATCATGACTCCGGCCGACTTCTCGTCGACATCGATCACGTTTTCCGGGCATTCGAGCGCCCGAATCTTGATTGTCACTGACATGTTCTTCCATGCTCCTTTTCCGAAGGGACAGGGGATCAACGCCCCGGCCATCCGATGAATGGATGGCCGGGGCATCAGATCAGGTGGTGCTGGTGCCCAGGGTGAACTTGACGAACGACGCCGGGGACAGGAGCTTGAAGCCAACCAGGGCCTCAACGCGGAACAGGGTCAGGTTGTGCTGGAACGCGGAGATCGTGTTCCCGCCCTGGACGAACGACGCCTCAGTGGACGTGGCGTAGGACAGGTCGCCCAACATGCCCCAGACGGCCCGGCTCCAGTCACCCGCGTAACCGACCACATCGGCCGCCACCAGGGCACCGGACTTGGGGTTGACGCGCTTGCTGAAGTCGGCCTGGTGACCGAGCACGCGGCCCGGACGGTTACCCGTGTAGCCACCGCCGACCGGAACATCCACGTACAGCGGACGGTTGTTGCCGTCGACGTCCGTGTTGAAGATGACCTCGACACGGTTGTCCCACAACGAGGCACCCCATTCCCGGTCGTCGTCCGCCAGGAGCTTCAGGCCGTTGTTGAGGCCGGTCCACGTACCGAGGTTCGTACCGGTGCGCGTGGTGTCGGCGGCCGGACGCTGGAGGGGCGTGGTCTTGGTGACCCCGGCCATCGAGTCCGCGACCGTGGTACCGAGGCCGATCACACCGCCGAACGCCAGGCTGTCGAAGTCCCGGTTAAAGGAGGCGTACGCACCCTTCTTGATGATCGCGATCACACCGTACGGGTTCGCCTTGGCCACCCGGTTGGAGATGGGGACGATCGTCGCCCACTCGTACAGGGGCATGGAGGCGTTCGTGAGAGCCTGCTCGTTGACCGACTTCTCACCACCCTCGGTGCCGACCCATCCACCGGCGACGTCGGTCGTGAAGATGTTCACGTACGCCCCGCCGTTGGACACCTCGACCTTCTCGGCGAACTGCTGGATGATGGAGACCTGCTTGCTGTCGTTCATCACCTTGAGAGACTGAACGGGGTCGAACTTGAACGACCCAGTGAGGAGAGCCATGTTGGCCCCTTTCTACGTGCGCCCGTGAGCGCGGTGAATTGATCGTGGGTAAAGCGAGCGAAAGCGAACTCGGGTCAGACGGTCGGGTCGGCCGGAGCCACGCCCAACTGCTCGCACAGGGCATCCCCGAACGCCCGGTCCTCGGCCGACATGCCGGACTGAGCGCCAGCCGCCGGGTCCGGGAGACCAAGCGAACTGTCCGCCGGGGGCCGGGTGGCCTGGGTCGGCGGGATGAACTTGGCCAGGGCCTCAGCGTCCGCGAGGAAACTGGCCTCGTCGGTGCCCTTCAGCCGGGCCGCCAGGTCTGCGGGAAGCTTGTGCTTCAGGGCCGCATCGGCACGCCACTTGTCTTCCGTGGAACCGGTGACCTTCTGGGTCAGCTCCTGGACGGAAGACTTCAGGCCGTCGCGCTCCTGGGTCAACGTGGTCACGGTCGCCTCTGCGACGGTCACCTTGGCCTCGGCCTCCGTAGCCTTGACACGGTGCTGGGCCGCCTCACCCCTCAACTGAAGGATGTACGCGTGGGCCTCCGGGTCACTGACTGCGAGGGCATTCATGTCAACTGCCATTAGTGAGACTCCTTCTCATTCAGACCAGCCAACGTGTCGGCCGTCTTCTTGGTAACACCGGGACCGGCGTCACTGTTCGCTTTCTTCACCAGCGCCCGGTAGGCCTTGGCACTTCCCTTGGCCTGTCGGTACAACTGGCGTTCCTTCAAGTACTGCTCTCTTCCCGGCCACGATTCCTTCGAGCGCACGGGGACTACCTCACACGTACAGCCTGGGTGGTAGTCATTGCCGTCTGACCCGGCCGCCTGGGCGGACGAGTAGACGGGTCCTCGTGAAATGGTCATCCTGCACAGTGGGCAGGTGGGCGGAATGGGATCAACCCGCGCCCATCCAATAACCTCTTCCGACTCAACCGAAAGAGCGACCATCGTGTTCCGTTCGGCATTCCGACCGTGCAAGTCAGCCCGGCGGAGGACCCTGGAGACATCTTGTCTCGTGACGGTCCGCCCTTCCGGGATCTTGTCTTCGGCCTCCAATGACCGGGTAACCGCTTTCGCCCAATCTTGCATCTCGTATGCACGGATCGGCGGGACACGATCAACCGGCGGAATGTCGATGTCCATGTGGTAGGCAAATGACCGGGCGGCCAAGAGCCGGTATTCGTGGCGCAGATTCTCGACCGAGGCGAAAGAGCGCTTGGTCATCTGTGCCAGGATCGAGTTGGTCACAGGCTTACCGACGAAAGGCAGGATCAACCTGGCAATTCGTCGCATAAACCTAAGACTCAGGGTCTCCCGTTGGCGCTGGGTCACCGGTAGGGGCATTCGGGTCCACCCCTTCCTCTTCCGGTTCTCGCAGCAACGCGGTCAACTCATCGTCCTCGATCAAGTCCAACTCCGCCTGAACCTCTTCGTCCGTCAGTCCGAGCATCCGGAGCAACCGACCATGAGACAACAGGGGACGTTCGTTCGGGCCGTACTTGATCGAGGCCAACTTCTGGACCTCGTCGGCGGCCTGGGAAAGCGTGGGCTGGTTGGGCTTCAGCCAGGTAACCGTTGCCGATCGCCGGGCCTCGTCCGTTACTGTGCCCTCGAAGAAGTCCAGGAGGAGTTGAAGCACCCTCTCCCAGGACGACGTGAAGTCTCGAGCAATCCGTTCGGACCGCCGGTCGATTCGCTTATCGTCCTCAGCCTTCGCATCACCGGATGCCGGGTTCGCATCACTGGCCACACCGAACAACGAGATCGGCGCACCGAGTGCACTGGCTGCTTGCTTCGAGTACATGTTGAGCAGGGTCGCGAAGTTCTGGAGCTGGGCCGCCGCGAACTGTTCGATCGAGGCATCCTTCCCACTGAGGGTCAGGAGCCGAGCCAGGTACATCTTCTCGGCGGACATCTTCTTCTCACCCTGGGTCACACCCTTGATGACCCGTTGCGGGACGGCCAGGAGAGCCCCGGCAATCGCGGCGTCCGTGCTGACCCTCGAAGCGGCGTCCTGAAGACCCCAGATCGACCGGGTAACCGGTGCGCCATATCCGTCCTGCTTGCTCGAACGCTGGCTGAACACGACGATCTGGAGGCGCGGGTAGCCGTGGACCTCAGTCCGTTCGACGACCCAACCGCCCTGGATCTTCTTCAGCCAGACGGTGCGACCCCTGACGTAGTAGGTGGCCAGGGAGCCGTCACGTCCGTAGATGCGAAGGGCTTCCTCCAGTTCACCTGAGCGCGGGTTCATCCGGTGGACGGTGGACTTGGCCGTGAGCATGTCTGCCCGAGGCTCCCCATCTTCGCCCGTGGTGACCGAGACGTACGCGCGACCGTAGGCCAGGGCCTCGGTGTGCACGCGACTCGACAGGAGGTCCCCGTCAATGTCGCGCCATCGCGACCGGAGCCACTTGGCCACTCGTTCGACGGAGCACTCAACGTCGGTGATCGAGATACGTTCCTCGATAGCCTGCGTCAGGATCTCGCACCAATAGAGCGGCGTGTAGTAGAGGGTTCGAAGTTCGGGCGGGGCGAGAACCGGGGTGCTGCGCACAGTTTGCTTGGCAGTCAGATAATCGCGCGCCCGATCGCACTTGGCTGCCTCGGTCTGCCACAATTCGTACAGGTCATTGAATGGCATCGAACGGTCTCACCTCCTTTCAGTTACCAGGTGTGGGCTTCAACGGTTCCGGTCTCGTCTTCACCGGACAGAGCGAGGTACTTCATTCCCATGAGGTGAGCCAGCAGACAGGCCGCGACAATATCGACCTTCGCCTTACTGTGTCGGGTCGCCTTGCCGAACAAATTGCCGTTCGGGTTGGGGCGAAGTTTCGCGTTCAACCAGTGCTCACGGAAGGCAGCGGCCTGGCTAAACAAGACCTTGCGTTGGTTGATCTGGGTCAGCAGAGCCTCGAACGCGTAGGTCAGGTCCCGACGGTTGTTCCTCATGTCGTACCGGATGGGGGTCGCCGGTCGGGCCGGGACTTCCATCTCATGGCCGAAGTCCGATTCCCACTGGATCACGAGGTCATCAAGCGGATAGACGTCCGAGGCGAAGCCAACCAGTTCGCAATGCGCACGAACGATCTGGACCGCCTCGTCCAACTGATCTTCGTCCACACGCCAAAGGTTCTCGTCTCGGTCCTCGTCCGCCCGTTCGATCTTGTGAACCTGGAACTGGTGGTGGACCAGGTGGAACGAACGATCGCTGAGCCGGAACGCCACGACAGCCGTGTCGTCGTCGGACAACGAAGGGTCGCACCCCAACGTGACCCGGTCGCCTTGACGAAGGGGCCGCAAGGGGTTCTGGTCCGTGGCCGTCGCGGCACCGAGAGCCTGAGCCGAGATCACGTTGTCCTCAGAAACGACAATCATGTTCAAATGCTCACGGCGGAACTGCGACGGTGCGACATCGGGGTCCAACGCGGTTGCCGCCAGAGTCTCTATGTCCAGCCACACGGCATCCCCGGCGGCCTCTCGAAGACCGTTGCGCAGACTCTCGGGATCGTGTAGCTTGGTGTCAGGGTCAGCTTCGAGCGAGTCATAGAGGATCGAGACTCGGGCCCCCGGTCGCCCCGTTTGCTTGAGCCAGGCAGCGTGAGTCTTCTCCGCTATGCTTTCCTCGCCCGGGGTATATGCGTTCGCTAGTTCGCACAACCGGCCGCCGTCGGTCGACTTGGCGACGTTCGAGCGGATTCGTTCCATGGCTGAGTGGCCGCCGTTGGCCTTCACCCATTCACTGGCCTCTTCGATCCAGACCATGGACGGAGTGCCGCCACGGAGAGCACGAGGGTTGTTCGCCAGGGCCTTGATCCGACCGCGACCCCCGAGGGTCTTCTTAACCTCGATGATCCCGATCCGGAGGCCCCACTCTTCGATCGCCTCTTGCGACCAGCAACCGAGGGCGTAGGACATGATCTGCTTGGACTGCTCGATCGTGGTAGCGATGATCTGGACGTCCGGACGACGGGCCTGACGGCCGACAGGTTCGCCGGTCTCGGGGTCCCAGTAGTCCAGGCGGACAGGGCCGCACAGTTCAGCGGCGGACAGGTATCCGGCTAGCGGACTCTTGCCCGTACCGCGTGCCCGGCGAAGGGCCCCTCGGTCATAGAGCCATCGGCCGTTCTTGTCCAGGGCGTACCAGCAGTACAGGAAGTACGACTGTTCGTCGGTCAGGACGAGGGGTTCCCCACTGATGGCGTCGATCAGCCATGTGGCCATCCACTCTTCGATCTGCGGGCCCAGCGAATCACGGGCCGCCGGTCGGGGTGGCCTCGTGTACTGGGCCGTCATCAGTCGGTCCCGTTGCGCCGGGCACGCGCTTGCTCGATCGCGGCAACCCTCTTCGGATCCTCGACAGGCTTCGTCCGCTCGATCTGGATGTTCGCGGCCCGACGGGCGGTCTCGGTGAACAGGAGGTCTACCATCATCTGGCGGACGACCATCAGTTGGCCGGGGCGATACCCGGTGATCTGACACTGAGTGACGAGGTCACACAGAAAGTGACAGGTCACGTAGTCCGTGGACTCGTACAACTCGCGGACGGGCGACGTGGTGAACGCGGACCAGATCATCCGGGCGGTGTCGGTCCAGGCCGGATCCTCGTCGGGGACGACCGGATCGGCGTGCTCCTGGCGGGGCGAAATTTTGAGTACGTTGTCCTGTTCCGCCTTGGTCCGGTGCCCGAGTCGATCTTCGGGTCGTTGCTTCGCGGTCGGTCCACTCTTCGGTGCAGTGTTACCCATAGTAGACTGGGACTCCTTCCCATTGTTGATCTTGAAACTAGGGGGTTGACACCCACCGTCTCGATGTGGTACGATTGAGGGTTGTCAGAGACCTGGAAGTTTGGGAGCGTTGGAAAGCGGCAAGGGGCCCGTTCTTCCTATTGTTGATAGGGGAGGGGATGCACCCCTGGGCCCATTTGTCAATAGGAATTTGGACACAATTTAAAGTCTTTCTTGCAACAGACGAGACTCAATCCATTGCATCAAACGGGTGAATTTCTGTCACCCGTTTGCCCTGTTGACGTTTGGCCATGGCTGCCTGCTGTGCTTCGGCCTGTGTCTTGCGCTCATGATGCCAGGCACAGATGGCACGTCCATTCGTGAGCCGGTCATCCTGGCTCACTGACCAAGGGATGATGTGGTCCACCTCAGCCATGCGCTCAGTGCATCGTACTCCATCATCGTGCACCTCACACTGGCCCTCTGCCCTCAGGCGCACAGCACGCACGGTAGCCTGCCACACAGGGCTGTAGGGCCGACGCTGCCCAGTAGGCCATGGCACGATGAACCGCCCTTCCGGTACCCCAACCTAGGGCACCCTGTTTCAGGCCCTCTGTGTGACGGGCGAAAGGGCATAACCGCAGGTCAGAGGGCCTTTTGACGGCAACGCTCTGACCTGCGGTTATGTGGAACGGCTCATAGCCACCAGAGGCAGATGGCACGTCCTCGGACACAGAGCATCTGGCCGCCCCACGAACCGGGGACCATGCGTCCGTTGCGCCAGTCAGCCAGGCGGAACAGGCCACTCGGATGACCGGGCAGACGTTCGTACTGGAGATCCAGCCGACGGCGCACCATGATCAGGTCTGCGGGTGCAGGCTCTTGATGAGGGCCGTCAGGTCGTCCACGGCCTTCTGGAGCTTGTCCGTCTTCTTCTCGATGTCCGAGACACTGCGGCCGATCGACTCGCCGGACTGGACGTAGTTGTCCGCCAGGACGCCGTAGACCTGGTGCAGGAGTTCGGCCGCCGGGATGCCGGAGTACTCCTGGACGTCGTCGAGGAACTGCTGGATGTTCGCGATCACCTGTCCCTGCGACGTGCCGGTCTGGACGTAGGGCTTCGCGGTCTCGTCGTACATCTGCTGTTGCTGGTTCGGGGTCAGGCCCATCAGGAATTCCTCCGTAAGCGGTTGGTTGTCGATGTCCCAGCGGTACTGGGCAAGGTCGATCGTGACGCCGGGTGCCTTGCCGGGATCCCACTTGCCGTCACCCGTGTAGCCGTTGGTCTCAGCGTGCCCTCGGATGTACTCCGGGTTGCCGTTGGCGAAGAGGTCGGCGACCACGCGGCCGAACAGAACGGCGCTCTTGTACTGGGCCTGCGTCATGGGCAAGTTGCCCGGGTAGACGATCTCCAGGCCGACGGTGCGGCCATTCATGTTCCCCGAGACACTGGCCAACGGGCCCAGCGACGGACCGGCACCCCGGCCAGCGTGGTACGCGAGACCCGAGGCGATCACGGTCAAGGAGCCGTCCGAGTTCCCGGCGAAGTTGCACAGGGCTCCCTGGAGGTCCGGGCGGCCGGTCACGAGGACCTGGAACGCCGAACCGTACGGAGTGGCCGTGTGATGGATGACGGCCCCGACCGGGTTGATCTGCGAAATGCCCCCGTTGCCTCGGCCATCCCAGCCGGGCCATTCGTGCACCGTGGCACCCCGACGGCGTAGTTCATTCACGATGTCGCGGACGGCACCCATGTCTGATCACCCTTCTTACCCTTGATGGAGGTCCGTCATCAGTGACTCGATGGACGAACCGTATGTGGAACTGGCGGCCCAGCGGCCACTGAGTTCGGCGAAGTGTTGCAGGGCGTACCGGCCCCGGATGAGGTCGAAACGCGGGTCCACGAGGCCCACAGGGACGTCGCACCCGGTGTACGCGATGAGGTGTTGGGCGTGCGCCAGGGCCCCGATCTCCCAGGACGGGAAGACCTGGTGCGCGAACCGTTCGTAGTCCGTGTCGCCCTGGAGGCCCAGGCTCTCGGGGTTCCTGACCTTCAGGCCGCACGTGTTCATCCACGCGGCGGACAGGACTCCGGTGTACCGGCCCCAGGCGGTCTCTTTGGCGGACTGAGCGACCATGCCGACCGGGTTGACGTGCTCCGTGAGGGCGGCGTCCCAGAGGGCCGGGAACATGGTGTCCGTGAACAGGGTGGAAGCCTTCTTGCGCACGAGGGCCTGGCGAACGGTCTCGTACGATGCGGTTGCGGGTCCCAGGATGAACACTTGACACCTCCTGACGGTTGACGTACGTTCAATCTGTGGAAGTAGGTGGACAGAAGTCGCAGCCGGAGCAACGCTGAACGTGCGTCCTCATCCGGTGGCAGTTGGCGCACACGAGATCACACTTCAATGACTCGGTGTACTGACGGTCGTAAGAACGGCAGATGCCCTCACCCACTCCGAAGGACTTCTCGGACGGGTCTCTGTGATCGAAGTCGTACATGAACGCGGGACCGGTGAAGCCGCAATCGAGGCACTTGCCTCCGTGAACTTCAACCAGTTTCCGCTTGGTTCGCTGCCGCCACAAGGTGACCTGTGCGCCGTTACTACCTGGCATTCGAATTCCCTCCGTTACAAGGATCTTGCTCCGCCCAGTGGATTCGAACCACTAACCATCGGGGTAACGGCCCGACGCTCTGCCAGATTGAGCTAGAACGGATCGAGAGCAGTCGCGCGCTACCCGGCCGCCCGAGTAGAACCACTGTCCCATCTGTGCCTACCCGTTGACGGAAGGGCAGTTTGTCCCACGTCGAGGAATCGAACCTCGGACACACCGGTTTACAGCCAGCGTTGCGCCCAGCGCACTTGGGTTGGCGATACGGCCCCCGTCGCCCCGACTACTAGGCGAGGATCAACGGGGGCCGCACGTTAGGTGATGGCTTGCCGGGCCATCCGGCTACCATCTGTTCTCTCGATTGCCACCTGTGCACCCACTACGGATGCGCCCTGTGCTGACCACAGATGGACGTGAAGGGGCGGAGGCAGGATTTGAACCTGCGACCGACGGCGTATGAAACCGCTGAGCTGACCTGGCTGCTCTACTCCGCCCTGTGTGCCTGGCCGCCCTAAGCATCGTGGTGTGCTGAACGGCGGCCAGGCCCTCCTAGCGTCCACCGGGGTCCTTCATAAGGACGGCCGTAACGCCTGGAGGAAGTTTCACCGGTGCTCTGCCAATTGAGCTAGACCGCCCGTCACCAGCGATTCCTAGCAACCAGCCTGCCCGGTCGACTGTGCACAGTCTTGCGGGACGCCTGTATCGCTGGTCCTGACCTGGCTACCATGACGGCCGAGGGATTCCAACCCCCAACCTCCGGCTATCCGATACTCTGCCTCTGAGCTACCCGAATGCTAGGCAAACGGGAAGGGACTCGAACCCTTGACCTTCGGAACGCTCACAGTGCCGGTAATGCTCCGGCAACAGGGTCCGGTTGAGGGACCCCGACATCTTTTGTCAGACTGTGACCCCTGAGTCTCGCTCTCAGGACGACAGTGGATCAGACCATCGTGTGCGTAGGGCTGGCCGGCCCTACTATGATCTTCGCCCCGGTTCGACCGATTGTTGTCGGCCGTCCGTGTGACGATGATCAGTACGCGCCCCGTCCAGGTGTCGAACCTGGCTCACTGGGTTTTGGAGACCCGGTGCCTCCCGGAGGACTGGACTGGGTTACCACACGAACAGTTGACGGTCTGATCAGGCGCGATTGCGACGACTCCTGTGTGCCGACGAACTGAACGTGTGGTCCGAGGTCACCCGAGGATTCGAACCCCGGACACTCCGCTTATGGGCGGCTGCTCTGTCCCGACACACTGACAACCATCATCTGGTTGCCGCCCTCCGTCGAGGGTGCCCCTTACAGTCAGGCGGCGTGGCATCTGAGCTAGGTGACCATGGCGTCCGTCCACCGGGCCCTAGTCAGTCGCGGTGACCGATGTGACCTTTAATGGGGGCTCACGGGATGCCCGGTGGACGGAGCGAAGGTGACCAGGACTTACACCGTGAGGCTGCCTGGAACGTCTGTTACGACGTGCGGAGAGCAGATGATCGGCGACTGGCGCTCTGATCTCTTTGCTTCCCGGATTAGTGTAGCACAGGTGCACAATACCCCGTGACCTGCGATAACGCGGTTACTGACGACGGAACCTCTTGGACTTGGGCTCCGGTTCGACGGGCGGATCGACTTCCAGGGGCACCTGGTCCATGCCCTCGATTTCCGGCTGGCTGATGACCAGGTGGACGGCGGCCGGGCCGAACATGTAGATCCGACCAGGACGAAGGGGGGAGGTGACCGAGTGGCCGCCCCCTTCCATCACGGTCCACGACAACGAGGCGAAGAACTCAGGGTCGTTGAACTCACGAGGGACCAGCGGGGCGAAATCCGCTGCCCAGACAATCAGAAGGTTGTTCACATTCCCCTACCTTCCCGGGCGGCCCGCAGACGACGAAGGGTGACCTGGCCGCCGGGGACCTCGTACGTGCGTTCGACCCACTTCTCTCGGTAGACGGTGAGACTGGGTATCGGGGTGTGCGGGACCGAGTCGTCCCGGTGGCCGGGCTGACCCTTGGAGGTGCCCGTGATCGGACCGTGCGAGGTACGGGTAGCCATCATCCCGCCACTCACGTTCACGGTGGCCTGTTGACGACGAAGGCCATACCCGGCCCCTGGCCCGTTGGACTGGCGCAACTCGGCCTGGACCGCCCGTTCCTCGGGCCCCTGTTCCGCCGGGGAATCTGAGGAAGGCTCAAGTTCCGTGGAGATATAGGTTGACAGGGCACCCTGGATGAACAGGGACCCGTCGGGCCGACAGACGACGTTGCCCAGGGCGAACAGGTCCCGGTCACCGTACCTCTGGCGGAACAGTTCCACTTCCTGGGCCTGCTTCACGGACAACTCGGACACCAGGATGAGGGACGGATCGTCAACAGACGGGGTCAAGATCAACTCAGTCACCTCGATTCGCGGTCAAGAGGGTGGTCGGGACGTACTGCTGAGGGTTGCCCCGGGCCACGCCGATCCGGTGGACGGTGGTCTTGCGAGGGTCCCGCCAGGCCTCCGGGTTGTTGGACGTGGTGGCAGCCTGCTCCCGGGCGGCCAGGGCGTTGGGGGCCGAGACCAGGACGGCGAAGTCATCCCCGTAGTCCGTCCAGTCCGACTGAGGGAGGCCGTTCCGATCGAGCGACGTGTCTCGGGGGTCAGCCTTGGCGTACAGGCGGTACAAGAACATGAGAACCCCTCACTTCACCTTGGTCACGGTGCAACGGGACAGGGTCTTGGATGTGTCGGTGAGCAGGTTGTCGTAGTCCGTGCGGGGCGAGGAATTGTCGTAGGACCACTTGGCCAGGGTCGGGTGGATGTGGATCCAGGGGAGAACGCAGGACTGGTCTTTGGCCTCCAGGACGCCGTGTTCCTGGAGGGTGGCGAGAGGGGTCCGGGCCGGGTACTCGTCGCCCACCTTGGCCTGGGTCCAGACCTCCTGGACGACCAGTTGAGGGGTGCTCGATGCCCAGGACAACGGGCGGGTCGTACTGGCCGTCGCACCCTCCGCCTTCTCCTTGGCCCTGCCGGGGGTGTTGGCCCAGAACGCCCGGGTGCCGTCGCGATTGATCCCGAGGTATTGCATCCCCATCGGGTCGCCCCCGACCTCCTTGACCAACCGGGCACCCTCGGGGACCGCTTCCTTGCGGCCGAATAGCTGGCCGACGTAGGCCCGGGGCTTCGGTTCCGGGACCGTGGTTCGCTGGGTCTCGTGGACGAAGTTGACGCCGTCCGGATAGGCCTCACTCACCCGGCGGATCTCGTCCAAGGTTTCCTGGCTGATCTGGACCGAGGCACGGGGCACCCGGACGTCCGTGGTGAGGGTCTTCGGGGTGAAGACGGGGTAGTCCGTGACCGGACGGACCTCGGGGGTCGGGGCGATCTTGAGCAGGCGGAGGACGGAGCGGACCTCGTCGATCCGGGCCGCGACGAAGTGAACCGACAGGGTGTCGCCCCCGCCGAACAGGTTCTCGGACCGGGTGACCTTGAGTTCCATCAGTTGATCTCCTTACGGTTAGTTAGTATTGCGGGACGAGGCGAAGGAGCTGACGACGAAGGGCCGCCATGTGACGGGCATAGCGTACCACGACGTCCGGGTGCGTGGCAAGCCAGGGCAACAGTTGCAAATGGAGCTGGATGTACCGGGCGACGGACTGGTGGGGCATCGGGGCATCGTGGGAGAACTGGATGCCCGTGGTGCGGTTCTCTTGGGCCAGGGCGTCCAGGATGGCGTATGTCCAGACCTTGAGGACACGGGGGATGGAGATCGGGTCGCCCTTTGCAAGTGCAACGGTGCGGTAGTCCAGCAGGCTGACGGTGTGCATGTCGGTCGGGGCCTTGGAGCCAACCCACCGTTCGGCATCCCGGTCCCGCTGCTCACTGAGGAACTGAGCACTGCTCACATGGGTGTACAGGTGGCCGATGTCTCGGAGGACCTGGGCGAGGGTGTCCAGGTGAACCTGGCAGAGGTGGCCCGTGGTCGAGAGACGGGGGTCCGGAGCGTCGAGAGCCAGGCACAGGTGGCAGGTCATCGGCGTGCCATGCTGACGGCGGTCCGAAGGGCGGACGCCAGGGCGTCGATCTCATCGGCCGTCCCGTCGAAGTGCACTCGGACCAGGTCACCCTCGTACCGTACGACCACGTGGATCCGGGGCGTCATGTCGTCGTCTGACAGGGTGGTCGAGCACGGGACCGGGGTTCGCACCTCGGCTGATTCCACGAACATGTGAGACTCCTTCACGTAACTGGAACTGGATGGAACTGGGCCTGGAACAGGGTACGGAACTGGGTCTGACCTGCACGGAACCGGATGAACAGGGCAAGCGACAGGTTGGCGTTCGGTTCGGGGTCAAGGGCGAACAGGCGAGGGACGAAGGTGACCCAGCGTGACAGAAAAGGGTCCCCAGGAGCTAAGTTTGGCAATCGTCCGGTGCGTCCGGTTCCGTGCAGGTCAGACCCAGTTCCGCATCCGGTTCTGATCCGGTTCCGACCCTGTTCCAGGTCACAGGATGGTAACGGCCATCTGGTGGGCTGTTACTCTGCGTCACCCACTGCCTGGAACCTGTCCCGGGGGTGGCTGTGGGTCCGGCTCAGCGACGCCCAGGTGGTCCAGAGGGACGTTGCCCCGGACGGGGTCCTCGTGGTCGTCCACCGGTACATGTACGAACCGGTTCGTCCGGTGTCCGGTCGCCGTTCGAGCCAGTCCGACCCTCCGTCGTGACCGTCGACACGCCTGACCCGGAGGAACCAGTGGCCGTCGCCCGGTTCGGGGGCACCTTCCGCCACGACGAACGGGTACACCCCGGACACCTGGACCCGGTTGTTGTGCTTCCGGGCCATCGTGGCCTGGTACTCCTCCCACTCCTTGACCGTGACGAACTTGGGCCGCGTGGTCGGGAGGACGGACCGCCCCTTGGTCCCGGGGAACGTCTCGTTCAGGTGGTCCCGGAGACTCAGGATCTCCTCTTCCGTCAGGACGACCCACCGGGCGTCTTCACCCTCCGGCCCGTTCTCCTCTGTGATCTGGTACAACTTGAACGATCCCACGTTGATCGACATCGTGATCCTTTCATCGGACCCGGGCCGCCTGGTCATCGGTGCCAGGCGGCCAGCGAAACTGGTTAGAGAAGGCCCATGCGACGGGCGGGAAGCTCGGACTGGTAGGTCCACTCCCCGTACTCCCGGGCGGCCAGGCAGTCGTGGCAGTGGGCGAACGTGGCGTGGAAGACGGGGTCACCGTCAGCCGTGCACAGTTCGCACAGGACGCCGGACGTGGTGTGCTCCGGGCCGTAGAGGTGGTCGCCGGGGGTGTCACTGGCGTTCGGGAAGACGGGGTGCGCCGGGGTGCCGACGTTGAAGGAGACCAGGCCGTCCCGGGTGAAGCCGAAGGTGTAGGGGTTGCGGGTCCCGAGGTCCAGGTTGACGATCATCTTGACTCCCTGTGCTGTGTTCCGGTTGGCCTGACCACGCGAACGTTACGCGGCCAGGCCCCCGGTGTCAACCACCCGTTACCCATTCGTTATGCGGCATAGGGCAGGGCGTCCTCGAACGACGAATCAATCCTCAGCGTGCCCTTCTTCGGGCTGCCCGTGTGCCATTCCCCGGGGCCCTGGAATGTGATCATCTTGCCGCCCCAACGTTCCGGGTACACCTCGACGTCACAATCCAAACTGACACCCATAAAGGGCACGCGGAATGCCCCTGCCAATTTGATCAGGGCCTCTTCCAACCCCTTGATCGGCAGGCTGAAAATGATCTCATCGTGTACGACCATGCGCACGTTCCGTTCGTACCCGAGGTCCCAGCACCGGAGCAACGTTTGCACGATCAAATCCCGTGCCGTTCCCTGGCAATAGGAATTGGTGCCCCGGTACTCCTTCTCCGGGTCGCCGGGCACGAAGCGGCCAGAGGGCAGCCACACGTCGTCACTGCTGGTCATACGCCTGATGAACCGGCGGCCCTCGGGGTACTGCTGGTAGAACTTGTCCCGCTGCTCTTTCACTCGTTCGGCCCTGATCACGATCCCATCAAGGTCGTGTAGCTGAGTGGCAATGGTGCCCGGTCCGCCGCAGTACAGGCAACCGCCCAGGATGATTCGCTTACACACGGCCCGATCATCCTTTGTCCATCCCGACCCATAAAGGCGGTCGGCGACCGTGCCATAGACGTCCTCTCCGCCGTTGAATGCGTCGATCAGGGGAGAACACTTACTGGCAGCGGCGAACACCCTGACCTCGATCTGGGACTGGTCAATGGAGACGATCACATTCCCAGGCTCAGGAATAATGATTCCCCGCGTACCGTTAGTCCGGCTAAAGGTTTGGACGGCAGGCTCCTTCACCGTCCATCGGCCCGTCTTGGCCCCCAGGACGTTCGTAGAGGGGTGCACGCGGTCCGAGGGGTCGGACATCTGGAGCATACCGCCGACGAACGACACGAGGTTCTGGGTCTCGGCCGCCTGCTTGATCAGCTCCAGTGCTCGGTAAACCTCCTTACTAACTCCGTCCGGCTCTCCGTCCGGGGTCTCGGGTGCGTGCTTCGCCAGGTAGTCGGTGACGTGGTTCTTCCCGAGGGCCCAGTTGCCGGACTTGGTGACGGCCCGAGGGTTCCAGGGCATCCCCCGTTCATCCAGCCACTCGACCCGCTTCGAACTGGCCACCTTGAGGCCCGTCAGTTCGAGGAACTTGGCCTTGGCGTCCTCGTGGACCGGCTCGAACTCATCCATCAGCCCTTGACCGTGCGCCCGGTCGATCAGGGTCCCGTTGATCTTGACCCGGGTCATCCCCTGCTCCAGGCGGACTTCGGTCTTGAGGGCCGGGTACACGCCCCGTTCCTTGACCAGTTCGACCTGTTGCGGCCAGGCGACCCGGGCCGTTATTGCATCGAGACCGGCGTACAACTGGAACCAGTGGTCGTCACGAGGGATGTCCCGCCACCCGGACCAGCCTTGCGAGTAGCCACCGGTCGCCGTCGCACGGGCATCAAGGCGCAAGGGGTACCGGAGGTAGTACTCCTGGACGGCACGCTGCCACTTCACCAGCACCTCGGTGCGCCAGATGAACAGGCGTTCGGCGTACTCCTCCTTCGTCTCACCCTTCCGTGGTCGACTCGGGCGGACAGGCTTCCGGGGTGCCGCGACGGCGAGTTCCTTCCACCTCCTATCCCTCTCGTCATCCACGAACTGGAGTTCGGGCATCCCCAACGAAGTGCCGACGTTCTTCAGGTCGTGGGCTTCCAGGGGGCCAGGACGGTGCAAGAGGGCGAGGGTCATCCCGGAGTACGAACGGTCGGTGATGTCGATGCCGAGGCACTGGTGCACGGCCTCCGGGTCGAAGGGGCCCCACGTCGTGTACTGGTGCCACCGGTCTTTGAGGACCTGGTCCACGACCTCACGGTGCGACGGGATGCCCAGAGGGTCTAGGTTCCAGGCCTCCGTGGTACTGCCGAACTGGATCAACCTCATCCACCGGTCCTTCAGGGGGCCGTAGTGGTTCATCCGGTCCTCGTGGTTGAACGGCCACCCCTCGACGTCCAGGCCCAGCAACCGGTTCGCAGTCTGCCGGGTCCAGTCATAGAACCGGCCGACGTCCAACGTGGCGGTCTCGTGAATGGTGACCGGCCGCCCGCCCAGCTTGTAACGGATCACAGGAGACCGCCTTTCAGGGTGATGTTCCGCGAGGGGTCCGTGAGCCGGAAGGACTGGCCCTCAGGCGCACGGTACTGGGTGAAGTTGATCCACGTGCCATCCGACAGACGGGTGCCCCCGGAGTGCAGGCACTCGTAACGACGGCCGGTCGGGTCTCCGAACTTGCCGTTACGAACATCGGCACAGATGGCCAACATTTCGTCCACCGGGGAGACGGCCGACTTCTTCCGGACGAAGGGCTTCGGTGAGTTCCAGACACGGAACCCTACCCACTCCTCTGCCTTCTCCTCCTTCACCGCGTACACGTCGGCCAGGATCTCGTGGACCAGGTCGGGTTTCGCCTGGGCCTTCTTGATCTCCATGGCCTGGTCCCACCGTTGACGGTCCCCGAGGTTCAGGAATTGGGCCCTCAGGTTCTCCTCATAGTCTGCCCAGGCCTGTCGAGTGATCTTGCTAGTGGCTGTGTTGCGCCGGTCCCTTGCCATGGCCAGTTCGTCCTTCAGCCGTTGCAGGGTGTCCGGGGCAACGGGCGGCCTCGGGTCCTCCGGGACACTGGGGGCAGGAAGGGCGGGCTCCGTGTACCCGAGGTACTGGAGCATCGAGGCAGCGACGTCCCGTTCCTGTGGTCCGACGGCGTTGTCCCGGATGCGGAGCCACACCTTCACCTGATCCTCGTCCGCCTTGATGGCCTCGGGCGTGAACGGGCTGACGTACTCCGCCGACCGGGTCATCTTGTGCACCGCGACGGACAGTAGACTGAGGAACCCGACCACCCCTCCAACCATGGCCACGTCGCTCAGCATTAGACCCACTGCGTACCAGTCCATCTGGATCACCTTTCCGGTTAACGAAGGAATGCCCGGCCACCGTACCACGAGGGACGATGACCGGGCAACTGACGGGCTAAGCGACGGGCGGGGCCTTCGGGTGGTCGCCGGGGTTGGACCAAGTACCGGTGATCACGTTGTCGATGGACTTGTCCACCCTGGACCGGTGCACCTGGTTCCAGCCGATCCGGACGAAGGGCATCAGGACCAAGATCAACAGGCCGATGCCGAACGGGGCCCAGGACGACAGGATGATCGACAGCGGGATCGAGGCCCAGAACAACGCCCCGACGATCAGGCGTCCTGCGGGAACGTGAACGTCCGTCATGTTCTCAGTTCCCCCTCTTCGCGGCCCGGACGACCCGGGCGTACTGGCGCTGGTTGCCTCGGGCCTGGTCCTCCTGGGCCAACTGCTCCAAGGTGACCGGTACGCCTCGGGTCTTGGGACGCTGGGTCTGGTTCTGGTTGATCATGATCGTGACTCCTTCAGGATCTCTTCCCGACCGTTAACGACGGTCGGACGGTCGTCGATCAGCGGGAACGGATTGCTGGCCGTTTCTTCGATGGCCTGTTCGAGGGCCGTCCCGTACGTCAGCTTCCTGTCCTGGAGTCGCTGGAACGCGAACAACAGGGCCTCGGACTTCTCCGTCAGTTCGACACCTGCTCGAAGGACCTGACCCAGGATGTCCTTCCCCTGGTCGGCCGCCATCAGGTAGTCCACCGGAACGTTGAACTGCTCCGCGAACACCTTGCCCAGGCCACACGATGGGGCGAGATTCGGGGCCGGGGTGACGTAGAGACAGGTGGCCGGGAAGTTCGGCAGGGGCGACGGGTAGATGTATTCCGTACCCCTTTCCTTGACCAGCCGACGGAGGGCGCGGAGGGCTTCCGGGTACTTGACCAACCGAGGGGCGCTCATCGGGCCACCTCGGAATCCAGGTACGCCGGGTACTCCGCGATGACCCTGTCCGCCCGAACCTTGCTGTCGAACCACGTGCCCCCGCCGTCCTGACGGGCCTGGGCCGAACGGAGGTACCGACTGGCGGCCTCGGTGAACGTGACCCCGATCGCCTTCATCTCGGACAGGAAGCCATCGGACCCGACGACCACGCCCGAGAACAGGTCGCCCGTCTTCCCGGCCTGGTCCAACTTCCGAAGGGGCTCCAGGGGCACGTTGAACTTCTCCACCAGCACCCGGCCGACGAGGCACGACGGCCGACCGTCGCGGAGGTAGGTGCACGAGGCCTGGGCCTCCGCACTGTGGACCGCGTGGTCGAACAGTTCCTTGGTCTCCTGTCCGTCGCGGATCAGGAGGGACGGGTAGCGGTACTCCGGCTCCACGCTCTCGACGACGGCGGCCAGGGCTTCCTTGGCCTTCTCCAACGTGATCAACATCTTGACTCCCTATGTGGCGGGTGGTTGGTCGAACAAGATGAACGCTATCAAGCAGGCAGACGGCCTGTCAAGCGGGGCGAGTAACGAATTGGATACGGCCACTTGGCCCCCTTGCGACTGTTGCACGTAGGGCACATCGGCCGGAGGTTCGCCAACACGTGCAACCCCTTCCGGTGCAACGGCTTCACATGGTCCCAGGTCACCCCGGTCACCTCCAACGGGCAGTGGCAGTCATGGCACCGTTTGCCCCAGGTCCGCAGTTTTGCGGCCAACAGGGCGTCGGTGACCTGGTGCCCCGGGACCCGGGCCGCCTGTTCTCGAGCAGTACGGGCGTACCGTTTCTGAAGCTGGGTTGCCAGGCTGCCCGGACGAAGTCGACCTTTGTCACGGGCAGCCCGGCACTCGGGGCAGCGGGATTGCTTGGACTGAAAGGCTGACGCCTCAAGGATCCGGTCGCAGGACGTACACGCCTTCCATTCCATGATCATCCCTCCATGGGGAACGGCACCCCGGCGGCACGGAACACCAACTGCCGGTCCGACAGCGGCACCTCGGCCCCCGGATCGTAGGCCCACAGTTGCACGATGACCTCGTTGCCCGGACCCCAACACTTGGCGATCCTCTGCACCACCACGGTCCGATCGTCCGTGAACGTGAGCCCGGTCAGGGCGTCCTGGACCGGCTTCAACAGGTTGTCGGTGTCCGGCGTCTTCAGGTGCCACGTCTCCAGGGCCCGGTTCTTGGGCCTCAGGGCCTCGTCGAACTGGACGACGATCCGGATCTCTGACGGCCCGTCGTACGGTCGCCACCCCTCAGGTAGCCGATCTTCGCAGGCCTGGCGAATGGTCGACTTGTACCGGGCGTACTGGGCACCCCCTTTGTAGTACTGTTGGCCCTGGCGACCGGACACGAGGGCAGGACGGGGCAACGGGGCATGGTCCAACAGGGCCGCGAACTCGACCAGCAACCGGGTCATTCCTTTACCCCCTTCTTGTCCCTCACGGTTCGGATGATCTGGCCCAGGAACACGCCGACCCAGACGAACAGGACGAACACGGGCGGACCGCTGAACGGTGCTCCGGTGAAGGCGTTGTACATGCACATCAGGAACACGATGAACGATGCCCCGGCGAAGAACTCCACGGCTACCTACCTCCCACGATCAGGCTGTACAGGGCCAGGAATCCGGACACCACACCAAGCAGGAGGGACGGCCACCACAACAGGCCGAAGTCTGCCCAGATGGCCGCGATAGCGAACGCCGACGCACCTCCGAACGAGAAGTCCGACCACATGGAGGCCCGTGCACCTGAGCGCCGGAGCGCTTGACGATCGATCATGACGGACTCCCCTTCTGTCGGGCCGCACGCGCACCGAGCATCCGGTTGCGGAGGACGGCGTCAGCCTTGGTGTACCAAATCAGATCGAGGGCCTGGAGCCCGAGGGCCGGGCGCAGCTTGACGGGCGCACACTCGCCCTTGTCCTCCGCCTCTTCGGACCTCGGTCGGACACGGATGCCCCGGTGCAGATCGAACGCCTTCGTACTGGCGAACCGGTGGTGGCAGACGGAGCACCAGGCCCCATTCGGGCTGTGCGCCACGCTCTCCTTGGGCCAGACGTACGGATCACTTTGCACGGTCATCTGGGGTGCACCTCATCTCATCATTCGAACCGACAGATCGACCGATGATCCCGTGCACGGCCTCCCAGTGTTCGACACAGGCCTTGTGGATCGACCCATCTCGAAGGAAGATCGGCCCTCGGTGATCGATGTCCGTGTACGGGCACCCGTCGAACAGGCAGACCTCGGGGAGCGCGCACCACTCGGCCATGCGCCAGCGATCGTGTTCACTCATGATCGAACCTATTGGTCTTCCGGACCCGGCGCAACTCGAACATCTCCCTGGCCGTAGCGAACGCGTACCCGACACCCCACGTCGGACCACCGTCGGCCCCGGCGAACAGGCTGATGTGCCGGACCGTCTTGCCCTGGCGCACCCACCATTCGCCGTCGATGTCCAGGTACATCTTGATCTTTGCCATCAGAGCAACCCCCTCAACGTCGTCAGGTGTTCGATGGTCTCGATGATGGCCTCTCGGGTGTACTTGACCATGCTTCGTTCCGCCGTCCACTGGCACCCGAGACGGTGTGCGTCGGCGCTCTCGAAGCCCTCTCGAACACGGGCCAGGCTGTCTTCGGCCGACTTCAGGGCGGCCTCCCGCTGGTTACTCATCGTCGGTCCCCAGGTCATCGGTGTCCTCGGCCAGGGTCTGGTGGATCGGGCGGCCCTCGGTCCGCACCACGTCGGCCATGGTCTGGGCGGACAGGGTACCGGCCATCTCCATGATCAGGAAGGCGGCGAAGTTCCGCCGGGCCAGGGACTCCGCGACCTCCCGGTTCCCCATCACCCCGTGCACTTCGATCGCCTGAAGCACCATGGCGTCACCGACCCTGACGGCCCGTTCCAGTTCACCGGAGAGGCTGGCGGCCAGGAAGGCGTGGACCTCGGCCCCGATCGGCAGGGAGACGTTGTTGATGTGGTACTGGAGGTCTTCTTCCCGGGCCCACATCTGATCAGCGTCCGTGTCCTCGTGGAACTGGTAGTGCGCCAGCCGGGCGATCTCGAACAGGAGGCCCTTGTCCATCTGCTCACGGGTCAACTGCGGGTCGGCTTCCCGGGTGAGGATCGTGACGGACGCCAGGTTCACGTCACGGACGGCCTGGAAGCAGTCGTACATGGACGCGTTGGCAAGGCACTGGAACGTCGACAGACTGTTGTCCAGGATCTCCTGGAGCCGGAGCGCATCGAACGAATCCAGGTACGGGTTCTCCACCGTCAACGGACCGTCCGAGGTGAACGTGGCCCGGGCGAACAGGTCTTCGCTCTCGTCCTGCGGGATGGTCTGGACCAATGCCGGGGGCATCGGCTGACCGACCGGCGGACGGATGGCGGACTGGAATGCCTCGACCCCGTTCGCGAACGCCCTGATGATGCTAACCAAACGTGCCATGTTCATCACGCTCCCTGTGATCAAGTGGGCCCGGCCCCTTGGTGAACCGGGCCCACTGCTGACGTTACGCTAGATGGACCAGAAGGTCAAGCC